GCCTTGAACGTTGCGGTCGATTCCGGGACTGTAAACGCAGTGGTGACAGGATTGGCGAGTCCTGCACCTTGCGGATCAACCGCGGTGACTGAGGCCACATAGCTTCCCGCCGGAACATCGTTGGGGAAGACGAAGGTGAGATCCGCGGTCGTGCCAGTTTGGACTACCAGCGGGCCTTGAAGGATATCGTATTTATACCCTGCAAAGGTATCACCCAAAGGAAGCGGCTGGTCTGCGGTAGCTGCAATAACGACTGTGACTTTCATGACTGCTCCTAGAGTTGCGTCGCTTGCTTTGAATTTTTCAAAGTAGCCGCCGCGTTGTTGATGGCTGAAACAAGCACTGACAAACACGTTAAGCAAAGCAACGCGTTTTCGATCTCCCCTTGCCAGCTTTGAACCGCGAAGCTAGCAGGGACCCCGGAGAATTTGGTTAGGTCTGGAGACTGCCCGCCACAGCAGTCACAGACATAAGTTGTCATAAGGCCCATGTTAAGTCGCCTCAAGTTGGCCGTGGTCGGAGACGTGAACGATGGTTGTTTTCGAGACGGCCTTAATGCTGCCGTCGTCAAAAAGCTCAACAACGATCATTTTAATCCCTTTCCAAGTCACCACATCGCCAAGTTGGTGTGAGACTTCGACAGGCTTGCTGGTGAAGATTTGCATGTTAGGCGCCTCCGAGGGACTGCGGACGGAATTTGACGAGCCAGAGAATAAGCATGATGGAAGCGTCGGTAGGGAAGGATGCGCCAGAGGCGATGACTGCAAGATCAATATCTCCGGTTACACCTGCACCTGCGTTGTTCTGCAAGCCGCCATAATGCTTTGCATCGATGTGGCCGCGGCCGTAGAGCTCGACCGCAGGGACATCTACTGTTGCGTGCCAGAGGATTTGTGCGATAGCTCCATCCGTGATTGAGTAATCGATCTTGTCGATGCGCAAGAGAGTTGGCGCGAATGAACCCGCAAAGCCGGGAAGCATACTTGACAGAGTCGATGCGGTGACGACTGTGGTCTGCGCCAAAGCTCCGGCAATGTCCCCTGTAATCTTGACGACCGTATTGCGAGGGCCGTCGACAAGTATCTGCGTAGTGATAGCGAAGGCCACATCGCTCTCCTATCCAAAGTATTTAGTGATTCCGTAGCGAATAAACCACCGCACGGAGCCGCCGGTCAAAGCTGTGTCTGTGTTGAAAGTGACGCTGGTTGCGGGCACTTTCGAGGACCAGTAAAAGCCTGGGCCATTCGTCTGTCTGTTAATCGATTGCTGCTGAGGAATCGGCGCGTTCTGTGGGATAAACCAGACTAAATTAAAAAACGTCCCGAAGTTGCTGTCTGCGAAAAACAAATTCACGGTGCCTGCGGCTGCGATAATCGAATTCGGAGAAAGCTGCATGCCGAGTTCTTGAATGTAGTAGCCCTGCAAGGCCGGAGCCGTAAAGCAAGTTACAGGGGTAGTTCCATTCGCGGAAGTTATAGACCCCGCAACGTAGAGATTAGGCAGTCGTTGCGGGTACTGGACGTCGGAACTACCGAGTAGATCAACGCCCGCGGCCATGTTAACGCTCCTTCCAAGCACCCATGAAATCAACAAGAAGCGTTCGGGCATTCGTACCCGTCTGCACCATGAAGACTCCAGGAGAAAGAGCTACTGTGGTGAGAGTCGGACCAATCAAGCGAGCAACTGCGCCGGCATTCTGCGGATTGCCGGGAGTGCCGAGGTTCGACTGTGGAATGAAGCCGACGAGTTGGCTATCTACATAGCCGAGCACGTCGCCGAGGCGCGTCATGTAAATACCTACGTCGAAAGCAGTGGCGTTGACTGGCGTAGCGAGGGTAGGAGTTGTTACAGCCGTAAGCGTGCTGCTCACAATACTGTTCAAAGTCCAGACGCCATTGACGTATTTGAGATAAACGCCATCAGTCGGCACGCCTGCGCTTGCGCTTTGGAACAAACCGAAGAGCAGAGTAATACCTGCGTCATTCACAACGCTGAGGTTCGCGCGAGCTTCGTAGAAGACTTTCTTCGGCTGGCTGTTGATCGTGAACGAGGCGGGGAGAGCCTGCAGACCGACAACGCCTGCAGTCGTGCCACTCGTGCCAGTGATCAATCCGCCATCGCCTGCAGTCGAAGCAAAGGCCGAAGCACCCGTGCCTGTTGCCGTCGAGGTGTAGTTGCCCGCGACAAGCGCTTCGTTAAAGTCATTCGCCCAGGAGTGATAAAAGAAAGGATTCGGAACTCCACACTGATCGAGCGGCTGGAAATTCTGGTCTTGCGTGAAACCAGAAACAAACCCCACCGGCGGTTGAGAAGCGACAGCTGCCATGATAACTCCTTAAGCTTTGCAAGGGCTCGTGTAGCGCTTGATCTGCTTCGCGCCGAGCGAGGATTTGGGTTGCGTGCGCGGGCCGGAAGTGGGATGACTCACTTGCTGACCTTGCGCGGGGCAGTTTTCAATCGTCGACGCACCGATGTTCATGTCTTGCTTCAGGCCATTCTGCGGGCCCTTGGCTTCGACTGACTCCCGTTCGCCGCGAATTTTGAGGTTGGCCATAGCCATTCTCCGCATCATTAATTAGGGGAATTAATGGGCCGAATTACTCGGCCCGAGGCTGGCTAGGAGATTGGCTAGGGCAGGAGGTGCTGCCCTTGAAACTTGGCTCAGGGGCCGTTGGAACCCCAGACACAACGCGGATCACCCCAGAAGATGGAGTAACGTTCGCGGCTCTTGGCCTTCGCGTTGTCCGTGTCGAAGTCGTTGTCTTGCGTGAACGAAATCGGAACGCGGTTGAAGTAAATCATTCCGTTCGGCGCGTTGGAGCGCAGGAACCATGCGTGCGGCGCGGTGAAGTAATGGTTCATGTGAATTCCACCAGGGATGGAATTCGTCGCCTTCAGCACGTTGATGTCGTTGTTCGCAGTGCCGGACTGGAACACAGACTTCAAAATGCGGTTGGCATTGAACCATTCTTGACGAGCGACGTGCAGGCTCTTCGGAATGATGTTGATGAGGTTGCCTACATCGTCCTGCGCACCCATCATCTGGATGATAAGGTCCTCGAGGCTGGCTTCGCTGAGGTCGGCACCGACAGCGAGCTGGTTCGACCACGTGCCGCCGGAAGTGTTCGGGTGGGCTGTATTGCACAGCGACACACCGTCACCGCCGATGACTGTGGACGTGAAGGCAAAGTTGTAGACGTTCGCCACAACGTTTTCTTTCGTCTGGTTAAAGGCGAAAGCAAGCGAGCGCGCACGAGTCTTCGACACGGCTTCGTACAGGTTGTCCTCGAGCTCCACCTGCGAAACGATGTAGCCGAGGCTGTATTCCACGTGCGTCCAGACCGAGGAGAAGCCCTGCACTTCCGAGACATAATTCGTCGATGCAGTTTCTTGCTTGACCTGCGCGAGACCGAAACCGATGATCTGGGTTTCTTTCTCGTAGTTCTGGCTGGAAGTATCTTGGTCGCAAAGAGCTGTCCATTCCGGAACATGCTCTTCATACATCCGACCCCACCACGCGTGAATGCCTGGCCACAAGGCAAGCGGGTGGGAACCAGTGGTAATCGGGCCGCCGACTGATGCCATGATTGCTCTCCTTGAAGGTTAGGCTGCGCCCGTCGTACCGACGGCTTTCAGCTCGTGGGCGTTCCAGGTCAGGACCAGGGGAACGTAAAGGCCGGTGGAAACATTGGGGCGTTGCGCAACCTGCATGATCTTCAGCGGAAGCGTAGAGCCTGACCCAATCGTACCGGTCGTGACGACGGTGTTGCTGATGTTCGCGGCGTTCACAGCGTTGACTGTATACGGCGCGTTTGCTCCGACCCAAGTCGAGGCATAGGCGTTCGAACCGTCCGGGATAGCTTCGAAGATCACATTCGGATCGTCGTTGACCAGCACGTAGTAGTTCGCCGCTTTTGTCTGCGGAACGTAGAGCGTGTCGAGGTTGAAGGGATTACGGAACACTGAGACAATGATGCCTCGCGCGAGTTCCGCTGCTGCACCAGTACATTTCACCACGCCCTGGATACCGAAGGTACCCCAGGGGTTGGAAGCGTCACCGAAGCCGGCTGCGATACTCTTCACGGAGTCACCGATGGAGTAAGTGTTCGTCGAGTCCGTTGACGGGATTGCGTACATGTGGCACTGAGCGTTGTAGCTGTTACTTTGCTCGGTAGCCAAGATTGCAAACCCGTGCGGAGAGTTTTGATTGGGCATAACTCACCTATTCAAGTTTGTTTGTGATATCGATGGTGGAGCCGCGGGGGATGTAGTTTTCCTTCCGCAGGGTACCATCGATTTTCCCAGTTTTGATCTGACGCTGCACGGCTCTGGCGCGCTCGAGGTAGAACTCTTGGTTCTCCTTATACCACTCTTCCTTGATTTTCATCAGGTGGAGGGTGAGAGGCTTGCCAGTTTCGTGCGTCGAACGGTCGATGACGGAGAGACGGTCGTCGTCTTGGCCCGGAATGTCACGGTTGGAGACCTTGACTTCCGCGCGTTTGACGAACTCATATCCGTTGTCGAGCGCGTTTTCGAGTCGCCCGGCATAGTCCGCGATCCAATGGAGATGGTATCCCGGGATCTTGGTTACACCGAGGCGAAGCCTGCCTACGCCGAAGGGGGTGCGAGTGCGTGGGATGGCATTGTGCATCTCCGGGTTGCGCGCACGAATGTTCAGCGTTTCCTGAACCTCAGTCCTCGAGGGAAGCCGTTCGGACTGGAGGATTTCTGGCTCTTGGCCCGAGGCTTGACCGGGCTGGTTGTCTGTGACTTTCATGCGCTGGCTCCTGATTGTTTCCAGTATTCGGCTGCGTAGTCGTCGATGGACTTGTACAGGCCTTGCTTGACAAAACGTTCACCTGCCGCACGGGCATCTGCGGGGAGGGAAGAGGTGCCGCGTTTGCTTTGTTGCTGGCGACGGCTACCACCACCTTCACCGGCTCCGGAGGTTGATGCGGCGGCTTTGCGGCGGGCTGGCTGTTGCTCCTGCTCTTCAGGTTCGCCGAAGAGGGAAGGGAATTGAGTGGCTAGGGCAGAGTCGAGAATTTCGAACTTCTGCGCGAGGGTGAGGTCTTTGCGCTGGCTGAGCCGTTGGGCTTTGCCTGTCGCGAAAGCCTGAACGTCCTCGTATTCTGGATCAGTGGATTGGGTCCACTGGTTGCGCGCTGCCCATTCGTTGGAGAGCGCTTGGTCTTCCGCGGACATTTGCGGAGGTGTGCCTGGCTGAGACTCTTGCTGCGTTTCCTTGTTCGTAGGCTTCGGAGCAAGGCGCGGGGCTTTCTCGAGTTCCTCGATCTGTTCTTCGAGGTCATCGGCGAGAGCCATGTTGCCGTCGGTGAGAGCTTGTTTCCGATCGCGTTTGATGCGGTCGATGGCTGACTGAATCGCGCGCTCTTCCATTTCGGAGTGGTATTTTTTCACTTCCTCAATGGTGGAGCGGACTTCTTTGAGTTCGTTGTCTTTCTGCGCGAGGGCCGCGTTGAGTCGCTCAACCTCGCGTTTGGTGAAGGTGCGGATCTCGACACCCTTCCGAACGAATTCATCAGCGTCGATCCAGGTTCCTGGCTTGCCTTGGAACTGATCTTCAGGCTTCCAACCTTGGCTGCGGGCTTCCCGTTCCACGCGGTTGCGTTCGCGGGTCTCTGCATCTACGTCAAAGTCACTCATGGCTTTCTCCTTCAACTTGCTTGGTTTTCTCTACCATCGTGATGTCAGTGTCGTACATCACGCGGTACTCCATTCGATCATCGCCCTCGCCTTCGAGGTGCACCCAACCGTGGTGGCGCTGGAACTTGACTCGATCGCCGACTTTTACTGGATTAGCGAGCTTCCAGCCTTGGCTGGCCTCGTCCCACCGGCGTTGATCGGCGTAGGCAAGCAATCCCATAGCTACGACCGTTCCTTCAGTTTGATTCATATTGTCGCGTTCTGAAGCCGAGGTCGGGATAAAGATCCCTCCAGTGGTAAAGGACTCGACCTGATCTAGCTGGACCATGACCTTGGTTCCTTGTGGAATCCAGTCAGGCAAACGAACTGCCTTACGCTCTGTCTTGGTTAGGATCTTGCTCTGGCTCATCTTTTTCAACCTCACTTTGCATGATCGCGAGCATCATGTCGATCTCGTCGATTCGGCCAACTGCCTCGGCGGTGGCCATCGCCGTTTGCTCCATGGTGGGATAAGTTGTCCCGCCGCTGGCTATTTGCTCACTAAGAGCCTCACGTCGAAGCAGTAGGTCCTTGATTACCAGCTGCGTTCCGTCGTGCTGCTTCCATGTCAGCCATAGAACGCTCATGGCTTCTGTCTGCACTCGCATTTGCTAGATCCAGGGTTTGACCGACGACCTTCTGATGCATGTCTGCGATCTTGAGGACGCGGTCGAGGTGAGCGTTCTTCGCGCCGATTTCGGCTTCGAGGAGCGCGATCTGGTGCCCGGTCTGGACACCGTTGGCTTGGGCCATTTCACTGGCCGCACGAGCGGAAAGCTCGGCGATTTCGGCTCGAGTCTTTTCGACTTCGAGTTGAAATTGCTGGGCTTCCTGTTCGAATTTCTTCTGCATCTCGGCTTGCTTGAGTTTGACCTCGTCGGTTTTTGCCTGCGCGACAGCTTGCTTGGCTTGGGCCTGAATCATGACAGGGTTGGGTGAAGGACGAGCTCCCGCGGGGATTTGCTTCATCTTTTCCGGGTCTTGCTGCGCGGCCAGGAGGAGTTCAGGGTCGACGACAAATCGCTCGGGTTCTTCGACGTGCCAGGCTTCGAGCATGTTCAAGTCGGCTTGGTAGCGGTCCCAGCCGGGGCGAGAGCCGGAAGCGTTGAAGATGTTAGCGGCTTGCATGAGACGTTGCTGGTCTGACATATAGCGCGGGTTCGCGCCAGGGCGAATCCATTGAGCACCTTCGCTGGAATAGTCCGCGGCAAAGATATCGACGGATTGGTCCTTCATGGTGTAGAAGGTGGTTTTACCTTCGGTCAGGAAATTAGTGTTAAGGCGGTAGAGCTTTTGCATCTCGCGCGTGAAGCTTTTGTAAGTCCGCTTGTAGATGCCGTTGAACGTCGCCATGCCTTGTTCGATCATGGATTGCTGGGTCATGGCCGGGGTGTTCTGGCCAGGGTTGCCACCAAGCATCGCGTCAGTTGCGCCGACGATGTTCTGGCCCCACTCGATAAGAAGCGTGACGAGTTTGAAAAGAGCTTCGGAAGGCTGGGGGACCGGAGCAGGCATGATCGCGTCTTTCATCTGCGCGCCAGGGCAGTCGAGTTGGACCCACTTGCCCGGGGAGATGTGAATATCGCCTTTCTTGAGCTTTGCGTTCTTGCCTAGGAAGCCGCCACCGGCGTTAGCCAGCGTGCCGGCGTCGAGCATCTGGTTGATCGCCGAATCGACGATGTGCGACAGCGGGCCAAGAAGCGAGCCAAGTCCGAGGTGGTATACGCCGCCGTCTGGGCTCGGGATAAACGGATAGCAAGTGTACATAGAGCAAGGCTCGATTCGCAGGATGCGAGCAGGTCGCTTGATGCCTGTGGGAACCCTTTCGTAAGTGATGTCTTTCCGAGTGAAAAGAGGCGCGAGACGAAGCGGCTGGCGTGTGTCGGCGCGTACAGTGCATACGTATGGCTCAGCGTACCCGTCGTCATCGAGGTCCAGATATAAGGTCTGCTCGTAGCATTCATACGGAGTGGAATGATCGACGGGAGGCGGATTGGTTCCCTGCCGATTGTCCACACCGTTTCCGTCTCGGTGCTTGGGCTGTTCGTGGTACTCGGTGAGGAATTCATCGAAGACTCCGAGGATTTGATTCTCGCGGCAGGTGTTGTGGCTGAGGTAAAGAAGATGCGTGGCGCGAGGAGCTTCTTCGATCGACGTAGCCCAGTAGTTGATGTAGAGATCGCGCGGGTTGACGGCGATGCTGCGGTTTACTCCGCGCGCAGGGTCGTGCCAGGTTTTCTTGAACACACAGCCCATGATAGCCTGGATCATATAGGCTTTGTCTTGCTCTTCTTCCCAGTCGACCATGCCTTCGAGGAGCTGGTAGGACATATGCGCGCCGATGCGCTTGGCGCGGTCCTTGGCTTCTTTGTCGAGGGAAATGGGCTTGGCTTTGACAGGCTGGGATCCGTTCAACATCGCAGGGTAGATGCGGCTCTGGTACTGGATTGCTGCGACAGTGATGAGGGGGAGTTTTACGTTGGCCGCGTTTTCCCAGGGGAAGGTCTTCTTCTCCACGATTTGGAGAGCCATGTCCATGGCCTTCTGCATACGGCGCTCCCACTCGCGGCGGGAGTCCTGGTCACGTTTGAAGTCCTCGCAGACCTGATGGCCGAGTGCGCGCCGTTCGGCTTCCGTTAGCCGGGGGAGCAAATTCGGCGACGTGATGATGTAGTCGATCGCGAGGATGCTGGTGAGCCAGTTCATAGTTAGTAGCCTGTGGTCTCGTTGCGACCAGTGTCGATGTTGGCGGCAGCAAGCGCTTCTTCGTACGCCTCGTCTTCGTCTTCTTCCTCGGAGTTGGCAGGAACCATCTCGGCGAGGTCCATGCCGAGCATGGAAAGGACATCGACGCGGTCGTCGTGCTTTGCGCGCGGGAAGCCGAGCATTTCGTCCTCAAGCTCTTCGTAGCCGCCAGGCATTTGTTTGTTGTACCGCACACCGCCGGAGTTATGGCGCGCTTGGTACGAGCGCGAACGCATTTTCTTGTCTTGCTTCGGGGTCACGAGCTTCATGTTGAGGAAGTGGTTTTTCTCCCGCATCATGATTTCGAGGAACGGGCCGACGCTTTTGCGAATGTTCTCGTCTTCTACGATCCAGTATTCAGGGTGGTAGATGGAATCGAGTTCGAACCAGAGCTCACAGGCTTTGTAGGTATCGATGCACTCGGCCTGGACGTCGAGGACGTGGAAGAGGTTTTCGGAGTCCATGCCGCCGATGCCGAAGGCCGTGTTGTCCGTGTCTTTTTTCTCGGAGACCGCGAAGTCAATTGCACCATAGCGAGTGAGGTTGCGGCGGAAGTGCAAGGCTTCCATTTCGATGAAACGGTCTTTGGCGAAGTGCTCGTTGCCTTCGGCAATAGCGCGGCCGAGGTATTCTTGCGAGTAGCCGTTTTTATTACCCTGGGTCTCGTAGCGTTTACGGATTTGCTTGAGACGCTTTTCGGAGAATTCCTCGGGCCAAAGAATTTCTGAAAAGTCGTTGTAGGACTTGTGAGCAGAGCGAAACATCGCGTGCCACTGCGGGTCCTCTGCTGTCTCGCTAAGTTGTGAGTCGTCGAGGAAGTTTTGGAGGAGCGAGTCCGCGTGAAGGATTGTTCCGACGACGCGGAGTTTGGTTCCCTCGCGGCCTGCCGGCATGACAGCATTGAGGAACCAGGTTTTGTACTTTCTCCGCTGGTCGTCGTTTAGGACTTCTTCGTCGTCTTCGAGGTCGTCGACGCGGATTTTCTGCGGTCGCTTTTGGCGCCAGAGCTCCCCGCGGACTTTTTGTCCACGGCCGCGGGCTTTGATGCAGAACTCGCGACCATGCGTGCGAGCGATGAGTTCAGTTGCGTTGTCGATGAGGACTTCGATCGCGAAGGCTTCGTGGAGGTCCGCATAGGCCGAGTCCGTGAGGATGAAGGCGATGTTTTTGAGAAAGTCGCTGGCCTTAGGCTCGTTGACGCCGATGATGATCTCGTAGTCGACAATGCCGAAGAGGACGTCGATGAGGGCTCCGACGATGGTGCCCGCGGTGGTTTTGCCGTGACCGCGCGGGCAGACTGCAACGCCGAGGATATGCTCGCCGAGATCCCAGTCCCAGAGGTCTTCGTGGAAGATCGGGATTGGTTTCGGGTCATCGAATCCGGACCAGAGGAACGTTTCCACGAATCCGCGCACGACTGCGCTGTCGACGTCTTGGAGACGTTCGGCGGAGGCGGTAGGGAATGGGTACCCGGCGGGCTTGCGGGCCAAGGCTAGACTCCAAAGTCGCAGGTGCAAGAGGCCGCGTCTCGGCCACACTGGCCGCAGTCCGCCGAGCCTTCATCCGCGAGCGCTGGGTATCGCTCTTCGAAAAAAGATTCTAGCCCCAGCCACAGTGCCTTAGGGCCGGCAGCGTGATTGATCGGGCCATGCACTCGGCTCTTCACGCTACTCGTGCGTTCTTCCCTCGTCCCAGTTTGCCCTGAGCTCACATTCAATAAGGAAGTGTGGTGTCCAGCGCGGTCGTATTCGCCAGACAACAGACCGGCGGGAACCGAGCCAAGCGGTAAGACGGTCGTCAAATTCAGCGATGCTTGACCAGACATCTCGAGTGTCTCCGCGCTGGGAGAAGTAAGTGAATTTGTCCTCACGTTCGTTTTCTCCTGCATCAGCGGAATTGAGCTGGTGGTACGCGCACCACCCTTCGAACCATTCATCAAGCATCCCCTTCAGCAATATATTCAACGACTCCTGGGTGAGCTGGGGCATCTCCGGGAGTGGCGTCTCCGGTGGAAGATACAACGGTCGCTTTGACATCAACTGCCTCCGACTCGATAATTCGCGCAGCAGCGAGTGGATCTCGGGAGCCAAGGGCGCGGAGCTTGTCGGCGAGAGTGGCGAGCTGGTTGTTGGCGCGAACGATGTCGGTGGGCTCGCCGAGGAGAATCTGTCGTTGCTTGAAAATCGATTCAGAAATCCGCGCCAGGTCTCGGCCAGAAAGCTTCTGGCGGACGAAGCCAGATCCCCGAGCAATGAGATCCCCATGAGCAAGACGATCTTCCAATTGCACGAGTGACATATGGTGGAGTCGAGCGAGAGTGACATTTTTGATCGCGGTTTCTTCACGGCGGAGGGCCGCGAGCTCTTCCTGCCACCACTTGGTTTTTTGGAGCTTTTGCAGTTCGTAGATCGCAATGCCCATCTCGCGCGAAACCTGGGCGAGCGAACCGCAGAGCTGGTAGCGCCGGACGGCCTCGAGTTCGAGGCTCACGGGCGCGAGGTTGGAAACGTCGGTCTGGACGTTATCGCGCGCGAGTGCAGCCAAGGCTTCCTTAGCCACGGCTTCGGGTTCGCGCGAGGGGGATTCTGCAACCACAATCCCCTTGTCGTCCAGGACTTTCATTCCTCTTACTCCGGCTTTGCTTCCGCGTCAGGGGCAGCTTTTTGCTCCGGTGCTGCCGGGACCGGTGTGCTGTTCATTGCGGCTGCGGCCGCGTCAATTGCTGCGACCACCTCAGTCGGAAGAGCTTTGATCTCGGCCTCCCCCGCGACTACGTCGCTTTCTAGCTTCGCTGGCACATGCTCGACTGCAACGAGGGCCGCTTGCGCGTCAGCCCGCGCGTGCGCGAACGCATCGCTACTCATAATCTTCTCAATCCACGCCTCCCCCACCTGAACCCCATGCTTGAGTTCCAGTTCCACCGCAATCTTCGCCGCGGTCAATCCGCGCGCGGCGTGCTCGGCAATGCTCGTAATCAGATTCATTTTCTCTACTCCTAAACACGGGCCGGGGAAGGGTTAGGTTTCAGCCTTGCGCGCGAGCCCAGATTCCGAGGTGAAACTTAGGTCACGGCGCGGGGCTGCATACCCGTAGGTTATACCCCGCCCTAACGAAAGTCAAGCCTGAAAATTGAACAAACTCATCATCATTAATACTCCCAATTAATGATAACATTCATGGTCGAAATTATGCTGCGACACGGAAAAGGCTCATATCCCGCCGCCGCCAGTCTCCGATTTGCCCCCTACCGGGGGTCAGTCGCGTGCGATTCGATCGTAGGGGAAGGGATCGGGCTCGATTGAAGCGCAGACGCGGGGATTGTGTGCGGGTGAAGTGGGGCTGAGTGAGAATCAATCGCATTGAGTCGCGATGGTGGGTGCGCGCACGGTCTGTGTGCATGGGCCTAGGCGCGCAGTTACATTTGTTACAATTCCGGCCTTGGGTTCAATCCGGGGCTGGGCTATGATTCATACATCGAAACGCAGGGCACGGTGCCTAGCGGACGACAACCGGCGCGGAGGCTGGGATGAAGAAAGCAACGAGAGGGGCAGTGCGGTGGATGCAGGAATTGATTGGTTTCACGGTCTTCGCGCATTGGGAAGGGGGGTGTTATAAGCACACGGCTTGGACACGGGGAGGGGCCTTGGAATGGGCGCGGTGCTATCCCGCAAGCGCAATGGTAAATGTTTATTCGATTGGCGGGCAGTTGCACGCACGGCGCGGAGGTGTGAGATGAGCGCGAGCGCGGAGCCGAAGATTGTTGCATGGGTAGATGGAGTGTTCTATCGCGCACCTCGGGTGAGGGAAGAAATTCGCGTTGCGTGAGCAGAAGCAAAAACACCACTGACGAGGCCGGAGGGCCGAAACGCGCGGAGGCTCGCGCGTATGGTGTGAGGAAGAGAAATGATACTCATGATATTGTGTAGATTCTATGAATTGTGGTTTGATCGATGGCGATAGGCGAGGAGGAGGAGGGGGTGTGTAGTAGTTATTGATATAAAAAAAAAAAAAATTAAGAACTACTACTACTACTACTCCCTCCCTTCCTCTCCCCTTTGGTACCCATCGGACGAAGTAGGGTTTGTAGAATTTGTAGAATATCATGAGTATCATTAGGGTAGGGTTTACCCTAGTATTGTCGGTGGCATGTATTGGGTATCATGGTGCATGGGGCATGGTGTTATTGATGCCAATAATGCACTAGGAGGTCATATGGCTAGCGGTGATACAGGGAGGTTTCCTGATTGGATGCACGAGGTTTTGAGTAGGATTGTGCAAGGGAAGGAACCGATTGCGGAATTTAAGGATCAGGCGACGGCAGGGCGGGTTAGACTGCAGTTTTATCGGTTCTTGAAGGCTGAGAGGGAGAAGGGAAATGAGCTTGCGCGCGATGTCGCGATTCAATGGCGCGCGAAGGCTTATGAAAAAAGTAAAACGGTGCTGGTGTTTGTGCACGTGGATGATTCGAACCCGTTGCTGGATAGCGAGAGCGAAGAAGAAACGGCGGATGATATTGAATGCGCGCGGATTGTGGAAGAGTCGCGCAGGAAATACGGAGGGAAGAAATGAACGCGAATCAAATGTTTGTGTATTTGCTGACGCACGGGAAGACGGAGGTTAATGAGCTTTACCATGCGTCAGGGGTTAAGAAGTATGAGGATTTTGAAAAAACGTTTCGTGGGCTGGTTGCAACGAAGCGCGCGACAATGCGTGTGCAAAATGCTAGGGTGTATTTGCGGGCGAGAGTTACAATTTAGGGCTTGGTCTAGGCCGGGGGATTGGACTAGAATAGATTCAACGGTGACGCAACGGCGCGCCGATTTAACCGGGCGCGATGGTGCCCATATTAGGAGTGGAAAATGTCTGACGTCAACGTGATGGAACCGGAAGTCGAAACGAAAGCAGCGAAGAAAATGGTGATTAAGGTGACGGGTCCGGATGCAGCCGGAGCATTTGAATTCGTCGCGAGCTTCGCGCATGGTGCGGTGCATTCTTTCGTGCTCTCGCCGGAAGATCCGCAGTTTGTGGCTTTCGCGGTGCATGGGGTGAAGCAGAAGTTGAGTGATGCAGGCTCGACGAAGAAGGAAAGTGTGGATTCGGAGGCTGCAGTAAGCGCGCTCATCGGCGCGTTTGAGCAGGGTGAGTGGGGCGTTAAGGGTGAGCGCGGAGAAGCCTCGCCTACGGGCGGGTTGCTGGCAAAGGCTCTCGCGAATCTTTATGGGAAGGGGTTGCCCGAAGTGCAGGCTTATTTGCTGTCCCTGCATGAGGATGATAAGGAGCGCGCGAAGATTCATAATGCGTTGCGGAATGATGCGACGGTCGCGGCGGAGATTGAGCGCATTCGTCCCGCGAAGAAGGAGAAGAAAGTTTCGGGTGATGCGGCACAACGCGCGGCAGCAGCATTGGCCGGGCTGCAATAAGCAATACGCGGGCACGGGGCGTAGCCCCGCCTTGTGCCCGGTTTCAAAAGGTCGAAATACGCGGGAGCGTATCCACGGATTGGGTCCGTGCTGATGAGACCGAGAAAGGATATATCATGGGCAGACATCTTAATGAATCCGCATGGTTTGATAGGCAACCTGCAACTGGTACACTTAGAATGAAAAGGGTATCTGCTGCGAATGAAACTAAGTTTCCTAGGAAATACCGGCTTATTTATCAGCGGGAGGGTGCAGTAAAGCTTGTAAAAGCAGTTATGGTGGATAATAAATGCTCGCTAGCGGAAGCTTGGGGCATTGTAAAAGGCATGTTTAATTGATTCATTAACCATCACGCTCGAGAAAGGAACCTGAACCATGAGTTATGAAGTCAGATTTGAGCAAGCAACAAGCCGGGATAGGACCATTGCCGCATTAGAAGAGTGCCGTGGGTTCCTCGGCGAGGAAAGGTTTAATAAGGCAATAGCGCACATCGCGGCGAATTTTCGCCCCGGACGCTTGACCGCGAACTACCGCATGACGCAGATTGCATGCATGTTGCTCGGGATTGAGGGCTATTACCCGGTCCGCGCGATGTTTTCGGAAGCATGGTTTCATCATGGGATTGTTTCGAGTATGCTCACGCGGTATCAAGCGAACTGAGGAGAGGGAAATGACTGAAAGTGAACGCGCAGGGGCGGAATGCAACATCGTCCGGGAAGTGGATGAGGAAAAAGGCGTAGCATGGTTTACGCAGAATGGTCGACACTATCCGTTTAATGTGCACACACTTTTGCAAGACCTCATGGGTATTGACCTCGAGCGGGATGGTTATGAAGAAGACCCGGAAGCCTATGCGGAGTTTAAAGCTCGTTTAGCTGCGGGCGAGTGACAATGTCTCCCCGCGCAGGTTTCGATTCTGAGGCTTGCGCGGTTTTTCGACCTCGGGCATTGCATTCCCGTTTTTTGCTCGAGGCTTTTCTCAGCCCCTCTGCCGCGTGTGGCAAAACTATCCTCCGTACGTTGCGCTGCAATTGCGCGGTGAGAGGGGCTCAGAAAAGCAAGAGGTTTCGCACAGCGCGCGGCTTGCCGCGAAGAGCGGTATTGATTTGACACGGCTTTTCGCGCTACGCGCGCGAGAGCAAAGGAGAAAAGAATGCTTGAACTAACAGGCTGGGCGTGCGCGGGAGTCTATGCGCTGTGCGTAGTGGCAGGGCTGGTCTGGACTCTGTTAATCATCGCGCGGGGTGTTGCTGAGAGGAGAGACCGAAATGAAAAGCGGTATTGACCTGCATGTTTATTACCTCGTGGAAAGCTGCACGATGAACCTCGGTCGAGGCAACGCGCGATTCTGGGTCGTGAAGCAAGTGAATGGCGCGCGCGATCAAGTTCCGGTCGCAATGTTCGCAGTAAAAGAACACGCGGAACACTACGCCAACTGGCTGATTTTGCAAAAACATCAGATCACGCAATAGGGAGTAAAAAATGGACATTACCTCTTGGCTCTGGCTTGTTGTGAAAGTTGTTTGCGCAATATGGCTCTCTGGCTTGTTCATGGCTCTTGCACAGGAGTTCGGCATTGTGGCAGCATGGCGCGGGAGGGTGCAAAAATTCCGTGCGCGCGGAGGTTGACTTCTGCGATAGTTTGTGCTATCATTAATTATTCGCATTATTGTATTCGTTTTACCTAGGTCAGTCCTTTCAGGAGACCAACATGCTAGTCTACCTCCAATTCATCATCCGCACTGACGCGGGCACAGCCCTTGCTTGGCCGAAAGACCGCAAGGGCATTTTGTCTCTCACTCACGAGCCTTTGTTGTCGATTGGCTATGGAAGTGAAGCGACAGCCATTGGCGACCTCGACCGCTGGCTCGACAAATTCAAGACGATAGAAAGCGCCGAGGCCGTGGTCTTCGTGCGCGACAGCACGGGGAAACTTGGAGATGGAGAGCAAAAATGAACACCGTGCTGCCTGACTTCGACTCCCTCATCGCCCGCGCGCGGGAAGAGACCAAGCCCTTTCGCTGGGTCATCCAGCAAGCCCATTGTCGCGCTTGCGGATCCGTGCACGAGACTCAGCCTGTCCTCATGCTCGAGCACGCGCCGGGGTCTTTCATCTTGTGCGCGAGCCAAGAAGGCCACGACTGCGCGCCAGTTCGAATCCAGACCATCCAACTCGCATGGTGTCGCGACTGCAAGAGTGCGGCAGCAGCGGAGCTCACTCGCGATGTGCGCGCGGCAATCGATGCTTTCGCCAACACCACTACCTTGGAAAAAGAACTCAAGCGCGTGATGGCTAAGTATGAACTCGCCCACCAGCGCGAAAAATTCCATCATCTCTAAGAGGAGCCCGCCATGGCGAGGAACGCCCGAGCCGACAAGCCAATCCGCAGGATTATTTCGCTTCCTGAGTCTCTCGACGAGCGTCTAAACCTGCATTTGCACTCGAAGTTGCAGGGCCGTGTGCCGTATGGCGCGCGGAATGAGTTGATAGCGGAGTTAGTCATCCGGTATCTTGACTTAATCGAATCCACGGAGGTGGAACAATGACCCCAGAGCTTTCCCAGAAACTCGCCTTCTTGCGCCAAAAATGCGCCACAGGCACAGCTACGCGCGAGGAAATTGCTGAAGGCGTGCGAGCTCTTCGCGAAGTACGCGGTGCGGCAGTTTCTGCCCTCAAAACCAATCCTGTGGCTAAGGCCAAAGGTATTGCTCCCGTAAACACTGGCGCGCTCTTGGCGGGCCTCGGCGAAATGGTGAAAAAATGAATGAAGATATTGCAAAATGGCTCGAGTCCCATGCGCAAAGTTGCGCGCGAGTCTGGGAAGCCGGACTCACTCCCGCGACCTATTCTTCCCTCGACGAAGCTATTGTAGGTTCGCTTGCAGAAATGGCACTGTCGTGGCGCGAGACTTATGAGCTCGCCCGCAACCTCGGGCTTCTCGACGCACAAGAGCTGATCAAAACCAAAACTAACGCGGACAAGGCCATCGCTGACCTCCTCCGCAATCTTGCAGCCCTGCGCGGAGCCATGCAATGAAGTTTTTTCTTTTTCTCCTCGCAGGTTTAGCAATTGGCTGTGTTTCCGAGCATTATCTCGACCAACGCGCTACCTGCGAATCGCCGGACGGTCGCCAGCAGCACACAATCGACAATCCATTTAACTGGAAACACTCAACATGACCCTGGACCTCGAGATGGCCATTTTCCTCATCGGTGGCTTTACCCTCGCTACTATTTTCTTCTTCTGCTTGCTGGAGCGCTAACATGGAGACCCATGCTAAACACACACACTACCGCGACACGACGGGAAAAGACACCGATCCTTTCTCCATGGGCTATGAAGCCTGCGAGCGCGGCGATGGACGCGGAGACAATCCCTTCCAAGCCCAATCGACTGACTACGGTCTCTGGGACCGTGGTTTTGTCCGGCGCGCGAACGGAGGCTAGTATGAATGGAACCATTCATTCTTGGAAGCACGCCGACGAGGAAATGGTAGAGCGCCGGACCGAATCCCTTGTCGGCAAGAACCGCTTCGACATTGCCTGGGACAAGGTCCGTAAACAGAACGCGGCAGGATTAAACTGGACTCCTCCACCATGCTCGACGCAGACTACAAAGAACTAGCCCTGACATACGGCTACGAATTCGGCGAGGCGTTTTGTTTCGATTCGCTGGAAAATCTTAAACAATTTGTGGCAGAGTGCGAACGTCGCCACAGAGAAGAAAAGGAGCAGGAATAATGAAGAAGTTTCGAGTCGGTGTGTTCGCGCGGATAGACAAGAACTACCGCAAGAACCCAGAAACCCTCGAGTACGGTTACGTTGAAGAGATCGTATTCACAGCCCAAGACTGGTGCGATGACGCCGGGATTGAGTTTTATAAAAAAGAAGGCAAAATCTGCGTCTATCTCCACGAATTCGAGTTCGATGAAACCCAAATCACGCGCGAGCAAGTCGTCTCCGGTATGATCGAAGGTTTGCAGGCAAAGCAAACGGAAGTCCGCGCGGAAGCGCAGAAACAATGCACCGAAATCGACGCGAAGATCAACGAACTTCTGTGCCTCCCTGCGCCAGCAGAGTCCTCCGCAGGCGAGTTCGCTCCGCGCAGGAAGTTCGACGACGCAGAAGACGTCTATGACCACGGCGCGCCAGACGACTTCCCATTCTAGCTCCCTCGTCTAATCTCCCTCTCAGCCCCTCCCAAGGGGCTTTTCCACTGAAACGGCCTCCTGCCGTGTTCCTAGGAGAAAAGCATGAAACGTTCAACAATAGCAGTTGCCTCAATCCTCGCTCTTGCAACGAGCCAGGCTCATTCCCAATCATGGTTTCAGTTCGAGGCTTCCGCCGGCGGCCTCAAATACGGAGGTCTCGAAAATGGTCGCTGGTACCAAGAAGGCCAACCGCATTCCCTCTCCCTCTCTGCCCCCGCGATCGAAGCGGGCATTTCAGGACCTCTACTCGACTTTGGTTCTTGGGGAGTCGATTGGCATCTCGGAGGCTTCTACCTTGGTCGAGCGGAAAGCCAATGCACTTGCAATCCAAACGACTCGGACTATGCGCGCCATCGACATTCTGTGCCCGACGCGGAGTTCGTCGGATCTGGAGACGTTTTCGGGGCAAAAGCAACGCTTGAGCCTTGGATCGGAGTGGGACATGGAATTCGCCTGGGTGCAATTCTGGGAGCAACTTATTCTCGAGTCCGTTGGTCCGAGACCATTTATGGGTGGAGTGCGAACGCCTCCGATCGCCCCCACACAATCTCCAACGACTCCTCCGGCACAGTCCCCGGCGGAGTTATCGGGGCATCTATCTCCAGTGGAAAAGTTTCGCTGGTTTACCAGCATTTCTTCTTCGCGCACCCAGGCAATGCCCAAGCTCTATTCCGAAGCGCAGACACACTCTCACTTCGCTACAAATTCTGAGGAGACAGAAATGTCGCGCGTACCGAAAGTTGGAGACAGGGTTATGATTGAATGCGATCAGGACCTCTTTGGCGGCGTCCCTGGCACCGTAATAGATGTAAGTCCTAAAGACAACGCCTTCTCCGTCCAACGAGATGACGACCGATCTGGCTCAGGAGCGTTGTACAAATCCCCAAAAACTGGGCGGATGCAACCTTCCTGGCTTTGCTACACACGCGATCTAGAAGACGGCTTTGTTCGTTTCCTAGACGAGGCGGAGCCCGCGGAACCCGCCTCTACCCCACACATCATGGGGCTTTCGTCCGAAGAAATCGACTGGTCCGCGCATAAGGCCTTCACGAGGGATATGTAAAATGAACGCGAAAGAGATAGCAAAACTCGCCCTTGGCTGCGAGTGGGAAGATACGGAAAGCGCAGCTCGGCGAGTAGCGGAAAAGGCGGAAGAGCTTATGGCTGTTGCGCAGATGGTCAACCGCGCACGTGAGCACGGTATGGACCTTGGCAATAACCCTGTCGCATATGAGTTCTACAACAAGGAAACCGGCCATGCGATTGTCGACTACACGCGATGGACGCATGCAGGACATTTGACCGATACCGCTGGATACGAGGCACGACCGCTTGTGTACGCCAGCGAGCCGAAAGCGCTGACGCTGACGGATGAGCAGTGGGAAGAACTTCGACGTATCGCCCGCACTTACAACGAGAAGGGATTTCCCAAATACGCTCTGGAGTTCTTCGCCCGCGCCAGCAAGCCGGAAGCGCCATGCACCGAATGCGGCGGTAGCTCAACCCTTCAGTGTCGGTCGAAGCATTGCCCGCAAGGCGAGCCGAAAGCGCTGGCACAAGCAGAGGGGAAAACTATCAGCCGTTTTGTCGCAGGATCCATCATAAAAACACGGGAGGAAGAATGACCGTCGACGAGCTTATCTCTGCGCTCCAAGCTCTAAAATTCGAGCGCGCGGACTACGACGACAACATTGGCTCTTGCCAGGTCTTCGTCCGTGATGGCTATGCTCACGCTGACCCCGTAGCCAGCATCGACTTCAGCAACAACAGCATCTACATCAACCCGAGTATTTGAATGCAAACCTGGGACCACGAAAAAGCCGAGATTCGCCTAACCGCGCTCGAGGCCGAAAACGAATCATTGCGGAGGGAAGTGATGGCGCTTAAACTCACTCTCATCCGCTCGGGGCTGTCCATGAACCACAGTCGAGTTTTGGAACAAGATATCCAACGGAGGAAGCAAAATGCATGAACGTAAATTTCCCGAAGTCGTCGATTCGACAATGCTTTCCACTCTCACTTGCCCGCGCAAGTGGGTCTGGAGTTATGAGCGCAATTACACTGCGTTCGGCGGCAAATCCATTCACCTCATGGCTGGCGCAGCCTTCGCGAAAGCCCTCGAGGTCATGCGCCGTAGCTGGGTCGACGGGAAGATCGACGAAGAAATCACTGACGCCAACTTCACCCCGCTCGAGGGTCAGCCCCCGCGCAAGATCCGTCTTTCAGGCGAAGTCCGCTCAGCCTCCGACGCTCTCCACTTCGGTCTCCAAGCCCTGATGTTGTCCTACGACGAGTCCGTCATCCACGACACGGCCAAGACCCTCGATCGCATGTGCGGCGCGCTGGAGTTCTACGCCGACTCCTTCCCCATTGACAATCCTGAATTCGGAACTGTCTCCAGCATCTCCGGAAAGCCCGGCGTGGAGTGGAACTTCGCCGTCCCTCTTCCTGTCCTCCATCCTGACACAGGCGAGCCGATTATTTTCTGCGGCCGACTCGACGTGATCCTTGATGTTTTCGGCGGAGTCTATCTAACCGACGACAAAACTACCTCCTCCCTCGGCATAACCTGGCCGCAGCAATGGGACATGCGCGGACAATTCGTCGGCTATGCCTGGGCTGCGCGCCAGTATGGTCTCCGCGTCGACGGGTCCCTCGTCCGCGGGATCTCTATCCTCAAGACGAAGTATGACAAAGCCCAGGCTATCGTCCCTCAGCCCGAGTGGAAACAAAACGAATGGCTGGCTTCTACAGTCTCCAAACTCGAGCATGCCAAGCGACTCTACGCCCAAGCTGTTGATTATCCGGTCTTCGGCGAACCCTGCAACGAATACGGGGGTTGTGAGTTCAAACAACCTTGCATGAACCGCGATCACGACGGGTGGCTCGACTCCAACTACGTCGCGCGGAATTGGAATCCTCTGGAGCGCCATTAATGTTTATCCATCTTCATTCTTCGACAGGCCAAAAACACGATGTAATGGTTAATGTGGACAAAATTATCTACATGCATCCAGGCCGCCTCGGAGGCACCATTATCGCCGTCGTCGACGGCGAGAATAACTATCTCGTTGTTGAAGAATCCATCACTGAAATACTTACTCGTATCAACAAATAGGAGCTCTGCCCGTGAAAATCTTCGCAATCAAGTACAACGCCTTTCACCAGGAATTCGAGGTCTACCCCGTTCTCAACGGAGACGCCAACGACTCCTCCAAAGGTGATTGTGGCCCACGCCTCGCCTCTTTCTCCTCCGCAGCCGATGCCCAGGTCTACACCGCAATGCTTGCCTCGCCAACCGGCGACATCCGCCTTATCTACCAAACTCTCGAGGAGCAGCGGTCATGATCGAACGTGCGCTTTCTTTCGACCGCAAGCCAGGACGCTCGAATCTCCAAAAACTTGTTCTCTACTACGGCCAGCAACGCCGGATTCTTCTTGGCGCTCGCGCGCAACTTGAACTCATGGCTAATCGAGATAAGATTGTGAAACAGCAATGCCACGATGCAATCATTGCTCTTGACGCGGCCCTCGGCATCCTAAAGAACGAGTACGCCAGAGACCGCGGTGCAATCATGGACGCGCGAGCAGCTGAAGACGCAGCCCGTACTCTCTCCAAGGCTAACTAACCATGCCCTACTGCCACTTCATCCTCGGCGAGGAAAAGGTCTTCACCGAATCTACGCCCGTCGGCGCGCCCTGGGACAACATCCGTCTCATGTGCCGGTACTGCGGGTGCTCCTACGGCGAGATCTTTCTCCAACGTCGCACTTGGTTCTTTCACTCTGGCTATTGCGCCGAGTGTGATCCCGTGGATGGTGGCAGTTTCTTTTCGAAGCGGCTTGGACCTCAGTGGTCAAAGCTCCTTCCAAAAGCAATCCTATTGCGGGAGCTTGAACTCGAGCTTTCCCGACATGGGGAGGTGTTATAAATGAACGCATTAATTTCATCAATTAATGATAGCGAATACGACAGCCACTCCTACATGGCACGTATAGAGAGACTAGAAACCCTAGTCTTGATTCTTTTTATTCTTCTACTGGAGCACTCATGAAACTCCTCGAATTCACCATGACCGGCACGAAGCATTCCCAGGCCTACGCCCTCCACAAAGGCGACATCACCGAGGGCGATGAACTCGACTTCGAAGTCGACGCGGGCAATCAATACGACCGAGACGCGATCAAGGTCCTCTGGCAAGGCGAGCACATCGGCTGGGTGCCGAAAAAACTCGCCGAGGCTAAATCCATGCTCGCGTGTCTTCTCAAAGGCCACGAAGACGGTTCATGGGCCATCTCTGCCGAGGTGCTTTCCCACGAAGTCGATAATCCGATTGACATGCAGCTCGTGGTTTCTATCGACATCGAGGGGACACTCGAATGACCTACTCCCGACGCGAAACCGCTCTCCCTGGCCTCAACATCCTAACCGAAGGCCCCGGAGGCACTGGCAAAACCACTGCCCTCCACACCCTCTGCGACATGCGAAACGAGGACAAGTCCCCGCGCTACGAGGTTTTCTACCTCGGCCTCGAGCCCGGGATGGAGTCCCTCATCGGCTGGTACACCGAGCGCAAACTCCCGGTTCCCGAGAATCTCCACTGGCGCTACATCCCCATGGGAGCTTCGGACCTCGAATCCATGATCGACGCCGCGGAGAAAATCAACTCCTGGAACCTCGAAATGCTTGCCAAGCAACAAGACCCGAACAAAGGCAAGTACAACATGGCAATCAACTTCCTCAAGGCCCTCAATGGCTTCATCGACGAGCGTACAGGTGAGGATTTCGGTCGAGTTCTTGATTGGGGAACAGACCGTATACTCTGCATGGACGGACTCACGGGGCTCTCTCGAGCAGCTATGTCAATGGTTGTGGGCGGGAAGCCGGTTCGTTCCCAATCCGACTGGGGCATAGCAATGGACCAGGTTGAGAAGTACTTGCTGTACCTTACTGATTCCTGCCATTGCCACTTCGTTCTCAACGCGCACATTGAGCGAGAAACTGACCAAGTTCTGGGTGGCAGCAAGATCTCTACAGGAACTCTAGGCCAGAAGCTCGCGCCGAAGATCCCGCCGATGTTTTCCGACGTGATTCTCTGCACGAGGGATGGCTCAACCTGGCTCTGGGACACGGCGAACACCCAGGCGGATCTGAAAACCCGGAACCTTCCAATCTCCTCAAAGATCCCGCAGAACTTCCAGACAATCTTCGACAAGTGGGAAGCCCGAAACGCCGCGGCAGAACTCGTAGCCGAGGGCCAACGGAAAGTCGAAGAAGCCCGGAGCGACCACAACGCATGAGAATGGAGAAACCCGCATGGCGTCACTTATCGAAACCGACTGGCTCCTTGCCTACTCCCCCAACGGGAAAAAGGTAGACCCGGCCAAGATGCCCCCGCAAATCTACCAGATGATGAGAGTCTTCTTCTACTGCGGTTGGACCTCCGGCGCAGGCCGAGTCATGGCCGCCGGGCGCTCCATTGACGAAACAACCCAGATGATGCGAGTCATGGAGATCATGGATTGCATACAAAACGACGAGGCCTTTCTAGGCTGCAAAAAGGAGGATTTAAAAGGACCAGACAACCCGAATGATGTGCTTCCTTCGATTAACTGATTCAAACTTTTTCTTTTCAAGAGACTATCAATCATGGCCCAATTTGATGCAAATTCTTTCCTCGACTCCCAAATCCAAGGCGGATTCTCCACCCAACGAATCCTGGTCGAGGCCCAAGAATACCCCGCGTTCATTGCCGACATCAAGTCCGCAACCGGCTTCTCCGACAAGTCCCAGGAAACCTGGGCTCGCCTGGACCTCGTTTTCGAAATCGAGGACGAGAAGCAAAAGGAACGCACGGGGCGCGCTCGCATTCTCATGACCTACGGGATCATGCTCGAACTCGACGAGAGCGAATCTGACGGCCTCGCGCGCGGCAAGGGCAAGAATGTGAAGCTCGGCAAGGCCCTCGAAGCCCTGGGCAAGAACCTCGACAACTTCTCCCCGCGCGAACTCATGCATCTCCAAGCCAAGGTTCAAGTCAAACACGAGGTCTACCAAAACGAACCGCAGGAAAAAATCGCCGGCATTCGCAAGATGTAATCTAACGTAATTCCGAGGGGCCTTCGCGCCCCTCTTCCTCGGAACCCAACTATGGCCCAGATCAAATACCTTTCTCAATCCAAGGAGTACAAGCTCTTCCTCTCTCCTCTTGAGTACACGCTCATTCTTTCGCTCCTCAAAACCTCCGCGGTTTTCGAAACCGAAGAAGAGCAACTTTTCCGCCACGACCTCCGCGATGACTTCGAGCATCCGGAAAAATTCTAGCCAGCCAAGCCAGGAGCAACAAAATGTCCGCACCGAAGAACTGCATCTCTCAAGCTAACATGTGGAAACTCGGCCAATGGCTCAATGCAAAAGAGCTAACCACGGAGCACACCCGTGAAACGCTGGCCGCCGAAGCTTCCGAACTGATCGACGGGGCCCCTGTCACAGTCAACAACATTGACGGGCTTTTGAATATGGTTGGCAAGTCCTTGGTCTCTTCAAAAACCATGGATGCTGATCAGAAAGTAAAAATCCTCGCGCGCGAACTCCGCACGCTTCTCATCAACATGGGAATGCAAGTTCCCAGTGATCTTCTCAACCTTTAAGGAGCTTTATCATGACAGGCAACGAACGTATTGCAGACGGTATTAACATCCTCATCCAAGAAGCCTACAACAATTCCTCCTCCCACGGGTTCTGGGACGAGTATATCAAAATCCTCGCTGTCCTCGACACCACCTGCCCTGGGGGGAAATACAGCGAGAAGTTTGAACTCGACACGAAACTTTCCAAGATAGCGCTGATCGTTTCCGAGCTCGGCGAAGCTGTCGAGGGCGTACGGAAATTCAAACTCGACGAGCATTGTGTTGAATTTACCTCAGAAGAAATCGAGATGGCCGACGCCGTTATTCGAATCGCTGACTATTGCGGAGCTTTTGGTCTCCGTCTGGCACAGGCCATCCTCGCGAAGATGGAGTACAACGCCACTCGTCCTTACATGCACGGGAAGGGGGCCTAAGTCATGCGCTTCGATATGAGTGACCGGCCCGCCACTGAACAAGACTTCGGCCCTCGAGTCGGCGACGTCTACCGTATGAAAGGCGGACGTAAAGGCGGCGGCTATTGGGTGATAGTCGGACAGGTCAACCGCATGTCCGTCTGCATTGGGCTTAACTTCGAAGGCGAGATTGTTTCCACAACCCAATACGGAACCGATGTTTTCGAACGTCGAGACCGCGTTGGGTTCGTGCGGAATATTTCTGAACTCGTCCTCGACATTCAATGGGAGGTTTAGTATGGCCCTCTGGACTGTCGACGACATTGACAAGCTTTTCTTTCGTGTAAACAAACTGGAGCAAGATCATGCCGCTCAAGAAAGACTCATCGAAGAAATCCGTCTCAGCCAACATCAAAACCGAGATGAAGGCGGGCAAGCCTCAGAAGCAAGCAATTGCAATTGCCCTGGCCACCCAACGCAAAGCCAAGGGCAAAAAGCCAAGGAAAGAAAAATAACCACCTCCATCGAGTCCCCCGACGGCATCTACATCGCAGGCCCGATGACCGGCCATCCTAACCATAACTTCGACGAGTTCTTTCGCGTCGCGGGCAAGCTCCGGCGCGCGGGCTACCGCGTGGTCAACCCAGCCGAGCTTAACCCCGACAAGCCCAGCTATCCAATTGCCATGCGACGAGACATCGCCCAGATGCTCACCTGCGACACCATCATGCTTCTCCCAGGCTGGGAGCGTTCCGACGGAGCCTTTGCCGAGTTCCACATCGCCCGTATCCTCCAAATGTCTTTCCTCTACTGGGAGCTCGAATGCAGCCGGTACAAATAAATGAGATCATCATCTCGCCCGATCGTCAACGGCGATTTTTTGACATGGCTAAGATCGTTGAGCTCGCCAATTCAATCCAGCAACTCGGACTTCTCCAGCCGATTGTGCTTGACGGGACCAATCTTGTTGCGGGCGAACGTCGCCTCCGGGCATGCACACACCTCACTAAACTCGGAGTCCCTATTCGCTGTAACGGAGTCACCCTCGACCCAGGTCTCGTCCCTACTCTTCAACTTACTGACTCGAGTGGACTCAATTCCTTCGATGCTCAGTTCGACGAGAACGACAAGCGCGAGTCACTCACCTGGCAAGAGCGCGCGGCTGCTGTCGAGCAACGCTCTCGAATCCTCCTCGCCCAGAATCCCGCCACAACCATCACAGACATTACCGAATCCCTCACCGGCTCGCGCCTCAACACTGGCCCGACCTACCAGCAAATTAGCGTGGCAAAGCATCTTGAAGACAAAGAAATTGCCGCGGCACCCTCACTCAAGGAAGCCCTCAAGATTCTCCAAAAACGCGAGGACCGAGAACGGCGCGTAGCTCTGGGGGCCAAAATTGACTCTTCAACCCTTTCTCAAACCCACTGCCTGCTCAACCTCGACTTTCGTCTCAGCCAAATCGAGCCCAACACCGTCGACGTTATCCTCACCGATCCTCCCTACGGCATGGCTGCCGACGGCTTCAAAGACGGTGGAGGAGCCGTCGAAGTCCTCCATCAATACGACGACATAGCAGGCCCCGAATGGGAAGACATGATGAAGTTTTTCTACGACTGGGCCTTCAAAATCACCAAGCCAGAGGCCCATGTCTACATGTTCTGCGACATTGATAAATTCCCTGCCCATCGTGATGGCTTTGCTCGTGCTGGTTTCAAGCCCTTTCGCACACCGTTTATCTGGACGAAGAGCCATGCAAGCAGCCGACGCGTACCTTGGCCTGATTCTGGCCCTCGCCGCGGCTACGAGGTTCTTTTGTATGCCGTGAAAGGAGCCCGACGTGTTACTACCATTAAGTCTGATGTCATTGGCCCGTTTCAAACTGATGCAAACCTCGGCCATGCTGCACAAAAGCCAGTCGAACTCTATACCGAACTCCTTAGTCGAAGTGTGGAACCTGGTAATGTGGTGCTCGATGCTTTCTGTGGCACCGGGCCAATATTCCCCGCCGCACAAGCTCTTAAATGTCGCGGCATCGGCTTCGAGATCGACACCGGTTTTTATTCAATCGCCGCTGAGCGACTGGCTCAACTAAAAGACGAGGAGGGAAAATGAAAGTCGAACCTAAAACGGAAGAAGCACAGAACCCCCGCACCGAATTCGCCCTCGAAGTCTTCTCCCGAGTCGACGAGCGTGATCGCGAGGAGGACGATATCACCGCCTCCTACGTCTTCTTCTCCGAGATTTCTTCCTGCATCTCCGCCGCGCAGTCTGGCCGCGGTCCCCTCCGCGATCGGTTCTTCGAGATCGCCGTAATCGCAATCGCAGCTATTGAAAAAACCGACCGAAATGCTTAACACTTCCCTCACGTGCAAACCCTGCCTCGTTCCAGGCGCCAAGGTCCTGCTCGTGGGGGAAGCCCCTGGCGCGGAAGAACTAACCCAGGGGCAGCCCTTCGTAGGACTCTCAGGAATCGAACTCGCTCTCATGCTCGGAGAAGCCGGGCTTAGGATGGCTGACTATGCCTCGACTAACGTGGCTTTCCTCCGCCCCCCAGGCGGTGACAT